ATGTTACTGGTAAATGTATTGTAGCTATATTATCGTTTCCTACACTAAATTTTTGATTATCTAGTTTGTAGCCACTTATAGTAGGTAAAACTGCTGAAGTGATTTCTTGATAGTTAGAGAAAAAATCATCTACATTAGATGAGAGATACCAGTTATTGTTAAAATCAAATCTCTTTCCATATAAAATAAAATTATTATCTCTAGCACTTACAGCAGGGGAATTACCTCTTAATGGGAATAATGAACCTGTAGTAGATAGAAAAATGTTAGTAAATTCAGGAATAGCTGATATAGCTGCTAATTCAGAATAATTAGTAGGAACAGAATTATTATAACTTGATAAAGCAGAATATCCTTGTTGCTCGTAAGTAAGAAGCTCTACTGGTTCATCTAATGGGTTAAATATTCTATTTCTTAAATCTACATTAATAAAATTATTATTTACTTCATAAATAGTTCCAACCGTATCTTTTTGTTCTGGAAATAACCAACCTTTAATAGTAAACGAAGTATCTATTACTACTCTAAATTTATCTGAATAGGTAGTATCAGTAGGGGTATTATAGCTTAAATTACCTGACCATAATACTTCAGATCTTATTTCTTGATCAAATTCTGTACCAAAATCCTGTGGTACCTTCCATGAAATTATTATATAGGGATTATTATATGGTGCAAAGTTAGAAACTATTTGATCAGCATCAGCCATATATCTAGTCATAATTGACATGTTTACTTCTAGATTAACAGGTACTGGCATTAAAAACTTAGATGATTTTTCAGGAGCATCAGTTAAGCTAGTTGGTATAAACGTAGGAGTTAATTTATTAAAAACTCTACTTTCATCTCTAGTTATACTAGCTAAATTTACTGCTACTACAGGTAAAGTTAAATTTTGCGCTCTATTTACAATATCATACATTACCCTTTGCTTAGGAGCAAATACATAACGTACCTCTATGTCCTGCTTAGGATTTCTACCTCTATCGAAACGAGATATAACAGTATCATCAAACGCTGCTATAAACTGCGTAAGAAGGTCCTTAATCTCAAAATGAAAAGCTCTATTCTTCAATGTATATATTTATTAGCAAAACCTATCTATAAAGTACTTCGGTAACTTATGCTTATTTTTAATGATACTTTCTACCACTGCAGCATCTAAAATATAAGTAATACAGAAATCTTTATGCGATCTAACCCCTCTTCCACATGATTGAATAAGAGAACAAAGCATTTTATTCTCATACCATATAAAATCATCCTTCATCATTTTTTCTATACGCTTATCTTTAGTAGGTAAATAAGGAGCTTTAATAATAATTTGAAATCGAGCTAAATCATCTCTTAGATCAACACCATAAGACATTGAAGGAGATATAAGCACGGTAGCATCATCACTATTAATGTGTCTATCTAATATCTCTTCATTACGAACTCCAGGTTCTCGAGCTAGAAATCGTCTTCCTGATAGCCTATCAGCAATATATGAAGTAATAGTTTTATTACGGGAATGAATAATACCTTTATCGTTTTTATGAAACTCACATATTTCGTCTATTTGCTTTACTATCTTAGGTAAATTTTTATCCATATTATAGTAATTAAGTTTTACTTTAGTATTACAATAAATAGGAGCTTTTTGAAAATCAAAAGATGATTCAGCTTCAACATACTTAAACTTTTTAATCCCTAGAGTTTTACTAAAATTAGAAGGATCAATAATAGTAGCTGACATAAGTATTACTTTATCTGCATACTTAAATAGATAATCAGATAACTTATCTACTTTAAGAGGCATAAACGTTATACCCTTAGTATCTTTATCATATACATATTCACTATCATGCCACGTTTCAATAATTAATGAAAGTTTGCTATGTAAATTATTTAAACTTATAAGCTCTCTCTTCTTTTCTATAATAAATTTTTGTTTTACTTTCGAAGTAGTAGTTATAACTTCCTTGAGCCAATCTATTCTCTCCTTTAAATCTAACGTTAATATACTAATCCATTTAGCTACATTATTACCTTTAGTATATAGAGGTCTTATTTCTATATCCATTTTTTTAAGAAATTCAAAACTAATACTACAAGAAAATTCTTTCACTAGTTGATCTTCAAGCTCAGAAGCCTCATCACAAATTAGATATTGTCTCCTCTTAAGATGTTCCGGTAAGGAAAAAAACATATTATAGTTTAAAGTATTGAATCTTGAAGTAAGCGCTACATTTCGTTGCTCATAATAAGGACAAGTTTTATTACTCCAACACTCTTCTCTAATCTTAGGTAAGTGTAAGCAAGGAGCTACTTCTACATTATAGTTTTCATCTACTGAACATTGATAATTTGACTTACCTTTCAATACTTCTATATCATCAAATAAATCTTTATACTGATCTTGCAATGCCTTAGTAATAGTCAAAGCTGTACAACCAAAAGGTTTTTCTTCTAAGCATTCTTCTTCATACGCATATCCACCTCCTTGAGTACGCTTATATGCTAAATAATTTGTTACTGTAGATCTAAATTCTTTTGAGCATTGATTAGCAATATTGCCTATAGTTTTAGATATAAACGATTTACCTGAACCGGTAGGAGCATTGCATACTACAAACTTATAACCATCTTCAAATGCTTGATCTATATTTTTAAGGAGCTTTACTTGCTGAGGATTAGGATCATATCCTTGAGGAAAGCTATTTAATAGACCGGCGATCACGCCTTATTATACAGTGACATTATCGGTAATCAAGAAATATAAGAGATTATCGTAAAGCTTGGATTTTGAACTACTATCCATACATTTTACAAAAATAGCATTTTTATCAGGAATAAATGCGCTCAATTCATAGTTAAAAACTAAACTATCTTCTCTCGGTTCGATCCTAAAAGGATAAGGTAATTCTAAGTTTTTAGTTTTACCTTCATATTCTAAAGTTAAAAAAACATTATATTGCTTAATTTGAAAGAGTTTTAACTGACCTCTTTTAAGCAATTTTTTATCTGTTCTTATCTCTAAGTTAGATAAAAGCAAAGGCTTTAGAGATTGAGTTACTTTTTCTAAATTATGATTCATGACTTTAGAAATTCTAGCTTTTGATCAGCTGACATAGGATATATACTTTCATTAAAATGTGTCCAAAAAGTATCGTTAGCCGGCCATTGTTCTATTAAATTTACTTGATCAGCACTTATAGTCCTAAATGATTGCATTATAATATCCCATACTATAATTAGGTTTTTTTCAACTACATTTGTTTGAGGACCTCCTTTAGGAGGCTTATAGTTAAGAGTAATTCTTCCATTAGTTGAATTTAATAGTTCAGTTGATTTGGTGCACAGCATTCTACGAGTTGCAGGAAAACCTGGCTTAGCAGATCTTCTTGCAAATCTAATATCTACTACATTATTAAGTAGAATAGAATTAAGAGCTGCTCTTTGTACTATCATCCTTACTTTTACAAATACCAAACATTCTTTCCTCGTTTAAAAAGATACCTTTTTTAACTTTTCCTTTACCTGATACAGTAATATTAGAAATAGTAACTCCCATATTATTAGGAAAAATAACTATATCACCTTCTTTGGCATATTTGGTTTCAGGACCTGCTAAGATAATTTTACCTTTTCTCCAAGCTTTAGTTAAAGCATTTGTAGGAACTACAATTCCATTTCTGATAACTTCGTCTCCTTCATCAGTTTCATCTACATATTCTACTAAAAGAATATCATCAAAAATAAAATCTAGATCGTAATCTTCTAGACCAAAATCACCTCTATCTTTTTGAGTTAAGTCGATTAGACTTCTAGTAGGTGCTAAATTATCTATACTTGCCATTGCCATAAAGCTATTTACTTAGTTATTAGCTTTTATCCAATCTTCTAATTTAATAGAAGGTTTCCAATCTAATAATTCTTTAGCTTTATTATTATTAGCTTTTGTATCTTGCGCTTCTCCTAATCTAGCAGGAATAAATGTAGTATCTCCTCCTACTAATTCAGCAACTTCAAGTATACTATGATTAGTACCGGTTCCTAAATTAATTAGTTGACCTACAGGTTTTTTATTTTTTAAATTAGCGGCTAAAATATTACCTTCTACAATATCGTAAACATGAGTAAAATCTCTAGTTTTTTTACCATCTCCTACTATAGTAAGCTTTTCACCATTTTTTTTCTGTCTTATAAAAATGCCTACTACTGGGGCATATAAACCTTTTATAGGATGTCTTTCACCATATACATTAAAATACCTAAACGTAACAGTTTCTAATCCGTATAGCTCATAATACATTTTACATAACTTTTCACCAGACACTTTAGTTACTGAATATGGATTTAAGCAATCATCATCCATATTTTCTTCTAGAGGAATAGGATTTTTTAAACCATATCCTGAAGAAGTTGAACTATAAATTACTCTCTTTACTCCTGCTTCTTTAGAGCACTGTAAAACTGTACACGTTCCTACAGTATTGGTCTTAGCTGCTAATATAGGATTATTTAATGTAGGTTGAATTCTTGATTCAGCCGCTAGATGAAATACTACATCTACATTATTATAAACTGGACGGGTATTATCATAATCGCAAATATCAAATTTGTGATATGTTACTTTTTTAGAATCTGAATAGTAAAATTTTTCATTAGTTTCACTAGATAAATTATCAATTACTTCAATTGAATCAAAGCTATCTAATAATCTATCAACTAGATTAGATCCTATAAAACCACACCCGCCTGTAACTAACGCTTTACTCATAATCTTTTATATATTGCTCTAGCTCTCTTACTGAAATATTATTATTTTTAGCCATTAATTCTAAATTAAGTTCTTCTTCTTTTTCTTTTTTAATTTTCTTAATATAAGATATTTTTTTCCATTTAAGTCTAGGAATCAAATAATAATATAATCTATAAGCTTTTTGCTTATCATCAAAAATAGTACTAAATTTATTTAAAGTTTCATTAGTAAATAGCGACATATTATCATTATAAAAAGATAACCATCTATTAAAAAGAAACGGTACAAACGCTTGTTCACCTTCTTGGTCTAGATAATCTGCATTATCTTTTTTAGCGTAAAATAATTTATTTTGTAATTGAAAAAAGTTCATAATATTTTATAAAGAAACTATTTTATCTTTAAGTAAGGACCATTTAGTATAGTCATCATAACTAATATAAGATAATTCTTTTAAATTTTCAACTCTATAATCAGGATTTTCGATATTTATTTTCCAACCAGAATCTCTAATAGCATCATACATTATTTGATATTCATGTGAATAAGAGTAATCTTTTTTAACATCAGCTACTTTTTTTATTCTTTCAACACATGTTTTATCCCATTTAAAATGATGAACTTGTACGAAACAATCATCTATAGGCATGCGCTTAGGATGAGATGAACCCCAACTTGTATTTCCATCTTTAAATTGTGCATAATGTTGACCTGAAGTTACGTGCTGATGCCCTTTCATAAGCGTAACTTTATTAGGACAGGCACCACACATTGGTTGTCTAAAGAAACCGGCTAATGGAAATTTTTTGTGAAGATTGGTTTCTCTTGTTACTTCAGGAAATATACCATCAATACCTATTCTATCTAAGAAACCTCCTGTAACAAAGTCATAACCATCTCTTTCACATTGAGTTATTATCTCTTCTACAGGTCTAGGATATACTTGCAATTCATCATCATCTGAAACTATCCACCAATCATTAGGTTTAGATTCTTTTACAGTATTATACATTTCAGTTACCTTATTCCAGTTGTACTTATTATCTGTAATTACTGCATAAGGTTCAATACCTAATTTTTGAACCTCTTCTAATATATTGTCATTTTCAGTTTGTTTATAAATTACTACATATATTTTATCTACTATATCTTCATAATGTTTTAACATATGAGGTAATATATGTATATTTTCTCCTACAACTGTAACTAAATTAAGCACTTTTAATTATATTTTATTATTCCAGTATTCTATCATTTCATCAATCATACCTTCAAAAGTATATTTTGGCTTCCATCCAAGTTTATTACGTAATTTAGTACTATCACCTTTAAGAATATCTAATTCTTCAGGTCTAAAGAATTTATCATCCTTCTTAATATATTTTTTAGGATCTAATTTTAATTTATCAAAGGTATAATTAACTAAATCGCCTACAGTATGTGAAATACCTGTAGCGCATACATAATCATCAGGAGTATCTTCTTGTAAAATAAGCCACATAGCTTCAACATAATCTTTAGCATGTCCCCAATCCCTAGCTGCATCTAGATTACCTAGCCTAAGTTCATCTTTTTTACCTTTTTTAATTTGTACTGCTGTCTTAACTACTTTAGATGTTACAAAATTACTACCTCTTCTTGGAGATTCATGATTAAATAAAATACCATTAGATATATGCATATTATATGATTTTCTATAGTTTCTACATATATTATATGAAAATACTTTTGAACACCCATAAGGAGAAACTGGTGCCATAGGAGTAGATTCTCTTTGAAAACCATCCTCATCTATATTATTACCAAACATTTCTGATGATGAAGCTTGATAAATTTTAATAGCAGGATCGTATATTCTTGTAGCTTCTAATAAATTTAAAGTACCAACTCCTGTAGTTAAAGCTGTATATACTGGTTGATCAAAACTAATTCTTACATGTGATTGAGCAGCTAGATTATAAATCTCATGAGGTCTGGAAATATGAATAGCAGATAAGAGTGATGAAAGATCACTAAGATCTGCATAAATTAAATTATCTCTTATAGTTGGAAAAATATTATCTAATCTAGAAGTTTGATTTTCTGAAACTGAATTTCGCTTTACGGTTCCATAAACTTGATAACCTTTTTCAATTAAAAGTTCAGCTAAGTAAGAACCATCTTGTCCATTAATACCTGTTATAAGTGCTCTCTTCATACAATAATTTTAGTAGTAGCAATCCATTGATCTTTAAGTTCCATATTAAAAGCGCTAACCACAGCATTCATAAGTTGATCTGCTTGCTCATCACTTAAATTAGAAGAATAGGCAAAGCCCGGAGCTTTTTTACCTGCAGTAACATTTATACCGGTATGACCTAGCGCTACATTATCTTTACTATACGTAATAGAAACGCTAACTTTACCTTCTTCATACTTTTTATCATCACTACCTATAAAAGTATCTTTAACCATAACATCATCTCCATCCATTGATATTGGCTTATTAATAGTTTGACCAAGCATAGATGCTATAGTTGTATTAAACAATCTTTGAAAAGATACTGCTCCTAAAGGACACATATTAGGAATTTCCCAACAAAAATTTACAGCATCGTCAGAATGAATAAAATCTTTAGCTAAAGTATCCTCTAAATCTATTAAATTATCGCTTACATACATAGGAGCACGAAAAGCTACTATATTTCCAAAAGGCGAAACTTCTTTTCTAAAGTATTTATAAGCGAAACGCTCATGAATTAAGTCTCCATTATATACTTGTTGATCAATAATCATATATTATATTATATATTATATACTAGAAATTCAATATTTTTTTTAAATTTATTTCTTCAAAATAATCTTCTAAATAGTAGTTCATTCTTTTAAATTCTCTCAAAGATAATATATCTTCTTTATTTGTAAAGGTTATGCTATATTCAAGTTCTTTTTTATATAGCTCTTGCATTATAGGAGTAATTTGCTGTATAGGCATACAGCCTAGTTCTAAAGCTTCATAAAATCTTAAATTTACAAAATCACCACATCCTAATAAATTAAGAACATAATTATATTCTGATAAAGTTTGTAAGAATTTTTCGTAAGTAAGTTTTCTACCAGTAGTTATAATATCTAACGGAATTTTACTATTTACAGAATTTAGAAAATCTCTTCTTCTATTATATTGAGGTCCTTCAGATTGACCTATAAAAACTATTCTATCTTTCTTTTTATTACTATTTTCTATAAGAGTGGTATCTCTTGAAAGTAACTGTTTAGTTAAAAAATTACTATTTTTAAATTTTAGATCTTCTACATCACTTATAAATTGAGTTAAATTTTTTATAGTTTCTAATTTATTTTGATGGTCTATATTCCATGGGAAAGCACTATTATAAATTTTTTCGAAATTTATTACTAATACTTGAGTATCTGTTTCGTTTATTTTATCAATAAAGTAATCATCTTTCCATATCTTATGATGAGGTTCAAAATGTTCATCTATAATAATAAGCAAATTTATTATTTTAAGTTTTTCAATTTTGTTATCATTAGATATATCTATAAATTTACTTTCAGTAAAATAATTAGCTAATGCTTTTCTATAATTATTAAACAAGGAATGACCTACTAATTCAACATCGTCTTTACATATTAAACCAATAGTATCCATTATACATAATATATAAAGCGGGTTGTTGATTATTGCAATTGGTAATATAAAATATAGTGTTGAAAACGGTAGATAAAAATATTCTTTTAGCTAGTGATCATAACGGAGTAAGTTTAAAGCATGAGTTAAAATGGATCCTTCATGAAGAAGGTTATAATCCTATTGATTTA